CTCGCCTTTGTGTAAATGGATCATATAACCATCCCCGTAGTAGCGCCCAACCCAATACCAAAATTCTTTTGATTCTATTTGCTCACCGTTAGGCGCCTTCGTAAGACTGTGCGCCAACACGTCCCCCTTTTTTAGAGCACCTACATAAGTCCAAACAGGCCAAGCATTGTTGGAGATCAGAACTTGATGTGTGGTATCACATGTGAACTTTAAGCCGTCGTCAAATGCCACTTCCACAAGTTGTCCGACGCCCTTGTTTACCCGCTTAGCCATAGCCCACTCGTTTCCTGTCCAAACAAGTTCTCTAGTGAATTGGTCTATGCGCTTAAACCCTTTCGAAGTCAGCACTTTTGTAAATCCGGGAAGACACTGAATCGGCATGTTCCCGGCTTGCCGTGCCGCCTCCGCCCGGGCGCGTCTGCTTGTGGATCGTATCGTGCCCAGGTACCGGCGCCTGCCAAACATGTCACTTACATAGCCGTGCCGTAGCGCGAACGATACCAGGTCCTGCATGAAACGGTCCACGCCAGGATACAGGGCGAACCATTCATCAATAAGTGCCTGGCACTTGACAATGGTCCAATAATCAGAGTCAAGATTCATCATCAATAACTGCTCTTGGAGCCCGGCAGCGGTTACTCCGTAGACCACGCCGAAACCCACCCTCTTGGCCGGGTACCTGTGTTTCATCTCGTCCAGCTCGGCAATAGGCAGCTTAAAGATTCCACTGGCGGTCATGGCATGAATGTCCAGGTCGTTCTGGAATATGTGAATAAGTCTCTCGTCTCCTGATTCGTGTGCCAAAACCCGCATCTCGATCTGGGATAAGTCGTTAGAAACGAATACACACCCTTCACGTGCTGTAAACGCCTTACGGATTGCTTTACCGTCTTCGCTTCGTGTCGGCTGGTTCATAATATTGGGCTTCGAAGACGCCAGGCGCCCGGTCGCCGTTCTGGTAACACTTATCTTGCTGTGGATACGACCGTCCTCGGCAATGAACTTGTGCAGCTTACTTGTGTAAGTGCTTTTGAGTTTGCTGTAACTCCGCCACTCGCGGATCATAGGCACTACCGGGTGCGACGATACCATTCTTGCCAGTGTCTTGTCATCCGTCGAGATCTTACCCTTGTGCTTCTGGCTCACAGACAAACGAAGCTTATTGAACAAGAGATCCGCTACTTGCAAAGGGGAACCTACATTGATCTTGTGCCCGGTGATATTCTCGATCTGGAACTCGAAGTTTCGCATCTTCATCGCGAAATGCTCACCCAGTCTTCTTAACTCCTCGGGGATTGGCTCTATACCAGTCGCCATCATGTCCTTGACCATGGGGATTATCCCCATGTCCATGTTGAACACCTCGACCATATCAGAGTCTGCAATGCGCGACCATAGGTGTGGGTGCACGCGGATTGTCGCGTCTGCGTCACGGCAGGCGTACCACACGGCGTCAGCCTCCGGTACCATGGACAGATTGCCTACCGGCATCTCGCCCAGCATGGCCTCGACCACCGCGCGCCCGCTCTCTTCTTCTTTCAGGTGGTGCCATCTTGCCCAGAAATCCCCGCGCTGTATTGTGCCCTTCTCGTAGGCTTTGAACATCATCTTTACTACTTTGGAGATGTTAAATGGTTGCCGGTAATGGTCGCGGCGCGTTCCACGGGACTTGATCTCAAGGATCTTATCCGGGTCAGGCCAGTTGTATTGTAATACTTTCCCCAAATACTCGTATGCCAGGTCCCCCGACGCCATGGAAACCATGTCCTCGTAATCCTTCATGACCATCCCCCAATGCCTGTACGCAAGCGACTTGAGGCCCTGGGGCTCGGATTGCAGCAGGTAGGCCATGATCATTGTGTCGTGAATGAGCGCCGGGAAGATCTTCAGTTTGTCGAGCACGAATATATCAAATAGACAGTTGTGTATAAGAGTTGTAACTGACGGCTGCGCAAGTATCTCTGCAAATACTGCAAGAGCACTTGCGTTGTCCGCAAATATAACGTAACCGGTGCCTGGTACCGTAGATGCTGAAACCATATACGGCGTGTACTTCCAATCCAGGGTCTCGGTATCCACTGCTATCAAATTCGAGTTACCGAACGCGTCCAGGACATCGTTTTGGGTCCTCAGAACTCCGTAGGATTCCGCTCCGGCCAGCGGGTCGTGAAAATATTCCGGGGTAAGTTTACCTCGCAGTGTGGCACCAATGTTGGCGAAGTCCAGTGCGCACAGTTCAGCGAATTCGGAACTGCGAAGTCCGGCAGCAGGATGGTAGCAAGGTACGACAATAACCTTCTGCCCAAGCTCTTTAATTGTAACTTCAAGTGGTATTCCATGGACGACCTCCAGATCGACATCTCCGAGAAAGTTCCTTGTGGAAAGCGCCCCTACAGTCACGATAATGGTCGGCTGCACACGGGCGATTTCCATAAGAAGCCATCCACGGCATGCGGATATTTCTTTGGGGTGCGGATCTCTGTTGTTAGGCGGGCGGCATTTAACCGTGTTGGTAACGAACACATTTTCACGGGCGAGATTGATGGTCTCCAAGTAGCGGTCGAATTCCTGGCCAGCGTTGGCGAGATAGTAAAACGGCGTGCCGTGGATGTCCTCGTGCTCGCCAGGAGCCTCGGCTATGAACATGATCTTAGAATACTGCGGCCCCTCGCCCTGGACCACTTTGATCCGGGTGTTCGAGAGGCCGCAGTTGGTGCAGTCTTTTGGCGTCAAGTTATTTCTCGTATCCAGCGCCGCGGAAGTTACCGGTGACACTTCTGTCCTGCGGTCCTTCCAGTGAGACTTTGTTGATGGACTTGTCGATGTAAACTGTAAACGCGGCTTGCGGGAGCGACTCGTTAGAGGCGTCCGCGACACCGTAACCAAATCCACCACTCGGGGCTATAGCAATCGTATCATCGTGGCCGAACATACTCGCGCCACCGCCGAGGCCCAGGCCCCAGCTCTTGCCTTGGGAAGTAACCTTGAAGTCAGCGTCGGTCTTGACAATGTGCGTGCCGCCGATCTTCATGGCCTCTTTGATTGCAACGGCTTCACAAGCGATCATGTCCGCGCCGGTGCTAATAACATAGATAGTGGCCACATACTGTCCAGTTGCAGCACCTGCCAGAACGATGGTATTCGTCGCTGTGGCTTTGCTGATCGCACGAACGTCCTGCTTGGTATCCGCGCCGAACATCTCGGGAAGCATAGTGTCAACTTCGGTGGCTGTTACGGATTTAACATGCAACCACAGAGACCCCTTGACTTTGATTGAACCGGCTTTAGCAGCAGTCAGTTTCGGGTCAACCATGGGAACAGGAGGAGGAGTGATCAGGTCCCGCTTGTCTTCGTAAACCTGAACGATAATCTGGGAATTGCCCTCGTTGTTGGCGGACTGTTTCTGCCCCTGGCCTTGTCCCTGGCTCTGTTTCTGACCCTGCGCTTGCCCCTGGTCCTGCTTGGCGCTATTGGAGTTCAGGTTCGTGTTGTAATTTTTGTTCTCAATATCATTCCGTACGCTGTTCGTGTTGGTATTGGTGTTTGTAATGGCGCCCTTCTCAATGGTCGCCTTTGCTTCTGGGCTGAAGTTTCCAAACCCGTTGCCGACACTAGAGTTCCCAGAGCCTACGATCCCCTGAGTCTGTCCCTGGACAGCACTAGCATTTCCACCCTTGCCGATACCAATCCCTATACCGATTCCACCTGTTGCAGAAGCTGATCCACCAGCCCCACCAGCCCCACCGGCGCCGCCAGCCCCACCACCACTTGAACCACCAGCCACAGGTCCAATGTATGTATAACTTGCGCCTTGGAATTCCCCCTTGTCAAAATAGTAAACGTGATCCCCTCCACCTTGGTAGTAGCCGGATTCCGGGGCTGTCCACGCAAAGACGGTGCCACAAAAACACAGTGCAATCAAAACCGTGAGTACTGTAAAAAGCTTTTTCATAGTCTCTCTTCTCCTTGAAGTTGTTAGAGGTTAACGGTTGCACTCACCCATCCAGTGAGCAGTCTACTTATGGTCATAAAACAGAAAGTCGTTGGGCGCCATCATGATCCCGAATCTCCACCCTTTGTACGTTTCGTAATACTGATCCCAGGCGTGTGTGTCGATCCAGTTGGCCCACTTCTCTCCCCAGAACGGGTGTGTGTGCATCACAACGTCTGCGCGCCCACATAGTGGCACCTCGGAGAACATAAACCCACCCACCAGGATGTTGTATACACCATCACTGCCAACACAGAACCCCTTTTCAATAAGTGGGTTGTACAGGGAATTCATCTGTTCTATGACAGTAGAGGATACATCAATGTTGCGGTGAATGTTGTAATCCAAGGCTCCACACCCGGTAACTGACAAAATCAACACCAGTAAGCAACTTGTTAGTAATGTTCGCATGCTATAATATAATCACTTTTTTACGAATGTCAAGTCCCCGGGCCAAGTTTTTCGCACATTTTGGAGGTGGTCTTTTTCCCCGCACTTACCACAGCGTGTGATCCAACGGTCGGTACGATGCAGCCACACGTTACCACACTTAGTGCATTCAAGTACCAGCCTGTTTATATCCATGTGCCATTTGCCATCAAGAATTTTGTGGCTCATGTTCTATGCAGCTCCTGGAATACAGATTTAGCCAGATCCGGACCAATCCCCGGGAGTTTGATTAGATCATCCTGCTTTGCCGCCATGAGCATCTCCATAGTCGGGAACTCCCGAGCCAGTTCCCCGGCGCGCTCCCAGCCTATGCCGTGCAGTTCCTTGGCTATGCGATGCACCAGTGTCGGGCGTATCATGCGCATGTGCTTAGGCATGTCCGGGGGTTTACTGAAATCCAGGTGTGCCTTGTGCTCACTCCACATCTTTTGCCACCAGAAGTACGTGTGCCGTATCCAATCAGCAGTCAGCGCGGGGTCTTCAGTGAACCACATGTTGACGCCAGTGATTATTGCTAGAGTGTTAAGGTAGTTAGCCACCTCGGCATAGGTCCAGGAATGTCGCGTTCCACCTATGGCCACCCACTTGCGTCCTTGTGGAACTTTGACAACGCCATCCATGACCTGCCAGGTGCCCTCGATTACCAAATAGACCACGTGGTAGAAATCAAGCAACCCGATAAGTTGATGCCCGGACAGGCGCCCGCTTTCCATGCTTTGGATCAGGTCCCGGATGTTCTTGCGCTCGATACCAATAGAGAGTACGGAATCATCAGGGCCGTTGCCCATAAAGGCCGCGTCACCGTACTTTAGTTTGGTGACTTGTGCCGGCATCTTCAGGAATTTTACCAGGTCGATCGAACCAACGCGCGGGTCTACAAATAAAGGAAAGTTTTCGTTACCCAAGTTGTTCCTCCTCTGGCCACACGCGATAGGAACGCACGTAATCAAGATTGAAATAGTAAAGGGCATTACCAAGATCCAACATCAACAGTCTGTCAGTGCGCACATGGGCAAGCACGTTATGATACATTTCTATCTCGTCAGTCTCTATCGTTACCCTAAATTTCTTCATGGCGCCTCCTATTCAAACATCTCAGGTAGCGTACCCTCAATCAATGAACTTGCCACAAACGGGAACGTGGCCATTGGACCAATCAGATACGTATCATCAAGGCCTGGATTATGCCTACTTTCATGGACACGAACATAAAAGTCGCCCTTGGTTATCGGTGTGCCGTCTTCGAATGTCTCGGACTTGCGGGCGTGAGACGGGTAGATCAGCGCCTGTACAATATGTGGGGTGTCACCAAACCCGGCCATTTCGTAATCACCTGTACGGGAATCATTGATGTACTCGGCTTTCATTTTCTGTATCAGCAGGATGTTTTTGTCGCTGTCCAGCCCCTTCTTCAGAAAGCGCCTGAAGGCAGCATTGACCTGACCATAATGAATCGGCTTGACTTGCTCAAGCTTCCCAAGGTATGCCAGCCGGGCGATCTCCCAGAGCTCGGACGCGGTATCAAATACCACGGTGCGGATCTCAGGATTGCGCAACACCTCGTCAAAAGCATCGTGGACCTGGTCCCATATATCCGACGCCTCTTTGCCGGCCGTCTTACTTTCCGGATAGGGCATGTCGATACGATACACCAGGACTTTCTTGATGGAAGTGAATTTGCCGACCACGCCTTCGAGACCATAGTCCGCGTCAAATACCGCTATCGGACCTGGAGCAGTCAGGGCAAAGTGTGTCTTGCCTTGCTTCTCGCGGCCGATAATAGCAGCAGTCAAACGGGGCACCACCTCTGACGTGGCATAGGCGAACTTGCCGTTTTTGACTAGAGTGTCGAGTACCATACTTTGCTTTAATGCCATACTATTCCTCCCCTTGTGCTGAAAGTGCCGCTTTGAGATCCATATAGCCCTTGCTGAGCATCTCGTCACGGTGTCGAGTGATTAAGTCCCAATTCTCCCGGAGTTCACGGTCAGTAAACTGGACTCTGTGAACTCGGTACAGAGGTCCAGATCCCTTGTAATCACCATTGACATGAAGTGCGCGCACCAGGGTCGTGTCCACGCCGAGCATGTAGCAGTAGCTTTTAAACTGCGTCATCCAGTACCAGTTCTCGTCAGGAGTATTCCGCACCCCGCGCCACGTAGCCTTATACTCTTCATTGATTATCTCACTGCGATGGTACGGGTCATTGTTACTGAGACCGTCTGGAGATCCCACAATACCGTCCACTTCAACCTCGCCTATACGCGCGGCGTACCTGTCCCCCATAGCGCGTGACAGTACCTCTTCCCACGAGAACCCTACCTCGGCCGCGAGGTTCATATCCCACTTCATAGCCCCCTGGTTGAACTTGGTAAACTTCATCTTATGGTCAATGAAATGGGCAACGTCGGAAAGATGAATCTTGCCGGTATCGTGGGCTGAAGTTCTATCCACACCAGACCCTTTCGGCTTGAACTCTTCATCGACTTCTACTATCTCCATACAACCCCAGCCTTTCGCAATTCGCTTGCAAGCTTCTGGCGCAGCGGCATGAACACGTGTGCAGACGCTACCAGAAGATTAGTTAGACGTTCTATTTCCGCCAGCTCCGCAGGCGTTCGGTTGCCTAATGACGCCTCTTTTAAACTCATGGTCAGTGTGTTCACGTAGTCAACCCAGTTGAACGCAGGGTCGAAAGCCAGCCTTGCTACAACAGCCATGGCCGGTCCCCCGTCACCATGGGCCTGCGCCACAAGAATGCCCACCAGGTCGTGAACATACGCCAATTGCATAACAATGAAACTGTGTAGAGTTCTAGGAACACTGCACACGAACTTCTCGTCCTGCATTTTAACGCTGAACTGCATCAAGCTTTGCAGCTCGGGGATCGCGATACATGCCGCATCCTGCGCAACCCGCATAGGACTGTGGCGCGTCCAACTGAGTAGCAATGTTTTTATTGCGCGGAACATTAGTCCATTACCTCCCTGCGTATGTCGGCTATAACACCGTCGCGCACCATGACCACGGCAAACCCAAGTTCGATTGGATCGTACCCGGCGCGCTCGGCGTACGAGGACCGCACACCTTCTGTCGGCTTTTTGTGGTCGTGGTTGATAAGGTCGTTACTGTACATCTTGAAAAAGGCGCCGATGTTCAAGTACCAGCGGAGATCCGGCGGAATGAACGGAGCGTTCGGCGCGGTGTAGGTATACATTTGTTTTAGTGCATCTTCTGTGCTGTATATGTACAGTTCAGCCTCTGGCTTGCTGACAATTAACTGGTGAGTGTGCCCCATGGTCATGAGAAACGCGTCGCCCAGCTTATTCTTGAGTTTGCGTTTCAGGGAAAGTTCACGGTTCGAGTTGCGTCGCTTGATGTCGTCTGCCGAAGAGTGGATCATTCCAAACCCATGTGTGGCGAACTGCTTAAATAACAAACTTCCGTCCTTCTTGCTTACGTAGGTAATTACCGCTGTGTAGGTACCGTACGGAACTTCAAGTTCCTTGGATACCCACGAAGTGATGTTACCGTACCTGGCTTCAAGATGCTGCTCATGATTGCCCTGCAATAGGGTAATGATTTTTTTCTTAATGGGCTCCAGCATCTCCACACAGTTGTCAAGCTGCGGTATGACCCCGCCTGGTTCACAGCCTTGCAGGCTCCACCTCTTGTCGCTAATTTCAATCGCTTCGATCGCGTCTCCGTGATGAATAAGGTAGTTGGCCGACGCCGGGATGCCGCCGTATGGTTTATTCATCATCTCTATCAGATTTCTCCACCCGCCGTGATGATGAAACTTGCTGCCCCAGTGGGTGCATGAGATCTGGAAAATGTTGAAGTTCAGCGGCACTGACTTTGTAATTAGTCGCATGGTCTACTCTCCTTCCATAGCCCTCTTTAAGAAACACCCTTGGTGTCTTTTTCCAATATTCTAGTATATCCAAAGAATGCCCAGGAGTACGCCCATAAGGGTCGTACGGAAAATGCCTGTGGTGGTTACTATCATTCACACGCATCGCATGAGCCGCACAGCGCGCCCCTTCCTCCTCTGAGAGCGCAATGCCGCACTCGACACACAACCGGTTCTCGCGCCTGTAATAGTAGAGTTTGCGACATTGTACTTTGATGTGAGCAAGAACTCTCTCCTTGTTGGCTTCGTACCATCTCTTAACACAGGCGGAACACACACCACACTTTGTTCTGTTAGGGAGAGGGGCGCGTGAACCACATTCGGAGCACACGCCCCTCCGTATCCGATCTCGTCTCTGACTCTTTCGTCTCTCGCTCTTGGTGCTCATGAATCACCCGAGTGTGATCTCTCCGGAATCAAATTCTACTTCAGTGTGATCTCTCCGGAATCAGAGATCGCGAACCCGGAAGACTGAATCCACTCCTCGTTGAAGAGCAGTGCCAGCACTCTGTTGCGATCCACGTCCCCGGCAAGGATCTTGAACCCGATCGTCGGGAGATCCTTTTTGTTGATCTTTCCACCGCTCTGCACGATCACGGAGGTCAGAATGTCCATTGTCTTGCTGTCCAGATTAGACGTAGGCTTGGCTTCAGTAACAGGCTCTTTCTTGCCGCCTTTCTTTCCTCCCTTTGGCGCCTCTGAAGGCAGAGCAATGATCTTCTCGACGCAAAGGACCTTGTTGTCCTTCTCGTACTCTTTGCCGTCACGCCCGCGTCTGGCATTCTGAATCATGTTCCCGCGCTTGGGGGCGTCAATTCTGCGCATGTGCGCCTTGAGCCCGTTTAGCGGAGTGACACTGCCATCAGCCAGTTGCGGCATCGGGAAGCCTGCTTCCTTCAAGGACTTCAAAAGAAGAAACAGGTTCGTGGATCTCCGGAGTTCCGTGTCGCCACCGACCGGGATCAGCCGAGAACCGTCCTCGGAGGGTTCCCAGTTGTCCGAGCTGCCGCAGGACCAGTACTGCCGTACCACGTCCTCGGGGCGGAGCTCTACGCCTGTTACGAGATCGGCGCCCAAGCAAGGTGCCGGGTCCGACTTCCCGCTATAATTGTACATTTCAAATCTGACGTTCTTCCAGGTTACATCGACATCGTCGAGAAGCCCCCCGGAGATAAAATCATCAGGGTTCAATGACGCGCCTTTTTTCAATTCGTCTGCCATAAAAAGATCCTCCATGGTGTCTAAATGTTAATGTCGTACTCCTCCCCCTTTGCCGTTTTTGTGTCTCGTACCTCCTTTCCTGTGTAACAGTCAAACTGTTCTATTGGGTGCCATTTGCCGTCGTTACCAAGAAACTCGGCGGAATCTCCCACTTGCCTAAGTTCGTATGGGTACTCACTGTCAAAGTAACTGTCTGAAGTTTCAGCCTTGGCCGAGTTCCTGTAGACGTCATAAAACAAGTAGTTAACTCGGTCCATCATATCAAGTTCTCCGCCATTTAACCGCTTGTGAACATTTTCAAATGTGGTCTTCGGCCACCACTTTTCCTCCCCATTTTCATCAATCACATTGTACCCATAGTATCCATTAGGCAATGTGAACGGTTCCGCAAGTACCAATATTGTTTTAACATACACTCTCATTTTCCCCCTCCTTAGATGGTTAAACGGTTTAATTTTGTTGGCGCTTCCGGAGGAAACATACGGGAAGTGAGGCTTTCCATAAACCACTTCGGCGCAAATTTCCTGTACTGCCTCAGAAACCAGGTTATATTATCATCAATTATGAAGTTCTCGCACTGGTCGTCCTCAGATCTGTTACCACGACCACAGGATTGTACCAGTTGCTGCATGGCAATGTAGGGCGCGTAATCCAGGTCGGCTTCGCTGCGTGCTCGGGTGATCACGTTGCGAGTGTCCGGAAACGGCACCTTGCCGATAATGTTGTACTCACACTCGTCCATGGGAAAGTCCCATCCGGTAGTGACTGCCGGGCTGACAAACACCCTCGGCGGCTCAGAGTTCTTGAACTTGCGCACCATCTCCACAACGTCTTTGCGCTGGTGGGACATCATCAGGTGCGCGTACTTGCTGTGCGCCATCACAAAATCACGACGCATATAAGACGTTGTGTGTATGATCCCTTTGCGGTCAAGACGGCCCTCGATAATACGGTCAATGGTCTTGAGCCACTCCTTCAGATCTTCGCCGCTCGACTTCGCGTTCATCCGCGCCCCCTGCACGTGAACCACCAGCCTGTTTTCCACCGGGAAGGTATGCGGGTACTCGTCCAGCAGACAGTCTTCTGAGGACAGCCCAAGCATCTCGCCAGTCTTTTGGCAGATTGAGGCTGAGGTCAATATCGCATGCCTGGACTTTTCGAAAAGTAGTTGTTGGCATCTGTCACGCACCTGTATAGGGGCGAACTCAATAGTGGTAGCTGTGGGATTACAGACCCAGTTATCCACGTCCATGATCGCCAGTTGTTTGAGTTGTTGTAACGTGCGCCGCATACGTATAAGGCGCTTGAAGTGTTTGGCACCGCCCTCCTGCCCCTGCTCTACGAGATCGGCAACTTCTTCGGACATATTATCGTAATTCGTGACCGCCCACCTCTTCCACTCCTCGATGGTAAGCTTGTCCGGGAACGATGGTAGAATCTGCATGAGATCGTCGTCACGTCGGTTGAACTCCACAGTGAGAAAGGACGCAACAGCTTCGGGCGCGTCGTGGCCCTCGTCACACACTAGAAGGTTGGGGGACCCAATACCATCAGAGTACGCATTGGAGTGAAACCAGAACGCGTAATTTGTAACCACGAGGTTTGATTTCTGGGCACGCGCCAGGGCCGCGTAGTATTGGCACCCGGTAGTGCGCTTGTAGGCACACGAGAACCCAAGTGTGCAAGGTCCCTCTTCGCAACTCAGCGTGTTATCCGACAGTGCGCACCGATACGCGTTCTTGCCGCGCATGTCCACCATGCCGATCTCTTCGAAGTCACGCATAAGCTGGGATTGCAGGCCTTTGGTTGAGGTGAGAATGATCGTCTTACCACCAAGCAGCCGCGAGGCAGCTACATACATCAGACTTTTACCAAACCCTGTAGGACAGATGGAGATCATCACGCGTCTGTCGTTGTGTACGGCTTTATGTACGGCCTCGGCTTGGTTTTTACGCCAGGTAGTGAATTTGGCGGGCAGTCCTAGAACTGCCGGTGGTGGTAAGTACTCCATTCCTTCTCCCGAGTTAATGGTTACTCAATCGGCATGTTAT